GTGCATGGCAGAGTCATCAGCAACGGTGCAGTGACAGGTAGAATGACTCACAGTAGTCCCAACATGGGACAGATACCGTCAGTGTCAAGCCCCTACGGAGTAGAGTGCCGTAGTTGCTGGACAGTCCCAGAAGGATACAAACTGGTTGGTTGTGACTTAAGCGGTATTGAGTTGCGCTGTCTAGCACATTACATGAAGGATGATGAGTGGACACGTGAATTACTAGAGGGTGACATTCACACAAAGAATCAACTAGCCGCAGGACTACCAGAGAGGAACATGGCAAAGACTATGATCTACGCCACACTCTATGGTGCAGGTGCTGCAAAAATAGGATCAATTGTCGGAGGAGGAGCTAAAGAAGGTGAACAGATACTTGAGAACTTCTATGCGAATACGCCAGCGCTTAGACAGCTACAGGCGCGTGTCGGAAGGCTTGCACAGAACGGAACGATCAAAGGACTTGATGGGCGGAGACTCCACATCAGAAGTGAAAGAGCCGTTCTCAACACACTACTCCAGAGCTGTGGAGCAATTATTGCAAAGCAGTGGTGCGTTGAAATCCACAAAGAACTACTCAGACAAGGACTAACAGCTCACGTTATGCAGTGTGCGTTTGTTCACGATGAGATACAAATGGCTGTCAAGGAGAAATATTGTGAAATAGTAGCAAAAATAATGGTAGACTCAGCAGCAAAAGCTGGTGTAGAATTAGATTTCAGGGTCAAGGTAGACGCAGAAGCCAAGACAGGAAGTCACTGGGCAGATACACACTAAGTTGGAAAATCAAAGGAGACCCAACATGAGAACACAAATAGCACTTAAAGACGTAACGCTCTACTGGGCTAACTTACGTCAGCGTAACGATATGTCAGGCAAGTACCAAGTTGACTTGTGCAACCTTAACGAGAAGCAGAAGGAAGCGTTAGAGGACGCTGGTATCTCTGTTCGCAACAAAGGTGATGACCGTGGTGACTTTGTTACTGCCAAGTCTAAGAACTTTGAGATCATTGCTTTTGACAAAGACGGCTTGGAGATTTCAGAGAACGTCTTAATAGGCAACGGAACAAAAGCTAACGTGATTACTGAGACCTACGAGTGGTCACACGCCCCTACAAAGCGTTCAGGCGTTAGTCTCGGTATCAAGATCGGTGGACTAGTAGTCACTGGCATGAACGAGTACAAGCCAACTGCTGACGCTTCCTTTGAAGACCTTGAGGAAGCTTTGTGATCGCTCTGATTGATGGTGACATCCTCACGTACCGCATAGGATTTGCGTACAATGAGGAAGGGTTTGCTCTCGCTAGGCATATGCTTGGCGAGACAATCCAAACCATCTGTGAGGAACTAGAGACCGAAGACTTTGAGTTGTTCATCACTGGTAAGACTAACTTTAGAAATGACTACGCAGTCACTGAGCCTTATAAAGGCAATCGTAAAGGCGACAAGCCTGTACACTATCAAGAGCTGCGAGACTATATGCTAGAGATAGGCGCTGTACTAGTTGAGGGACAAGAGGCTGACGATGCCATAGCAATACGTGCTACCGAGTTAGGTGACAAGTGCTACATGGTCAGCATTGACAAGGACTTTGATCAGATAAAGGGGTGGCACTATAACTTCGTCAAGAAGCAGCAGTACTACATCAGCCAAACACAAGGCACTCTCAACTTTTATATGCAGTTTCTTACTGGTGACCGCATTGACAACATCATTGGTGTCAAGGGAATCGGTGCTGTTAAAGCCAAGAAACTACTGGAAGGTAAGACAGAGCGAGAGATGTATGAAATCTGTGTTGAGAAACTGGGTAGTGAAGAGAGAGCAATAGAGAATGGTATCTTATTGTGGCTCAGGCGGTATGAGGGGCAAATCTGGACACCACCAACCAAGGAAGAGGTCAATGACAAAGAGAACAAGGAAGAACATTCCGAAGGGGTTTGATAGTTGGCTTGAGTTTGATCTCTCTAAGGAACTACGGCAGTGTAAGTTTCACACAGAAAAGATACCGTATGTGCAACGCAAGACGTATGAGCCTGACTTTATATTCTATGATGAAGAAGAGGAGATACTTACTTACATAGAAGTGAAGGGCAGGTTCAGAGATAGGGCAGAGGCTAAGAAGTATGTTGACATTAGAGGAAGTCTTGATGGTTCTCCTGATCTTGAGTGCGTTTATGAACTTGTATTCATATTCCAGAATCCGAGAACTGCTATGCCTTTTGCACGAAAGAGATCAGACGGAACTAAGTTTACGATGGAGGAGTGGGCAGATAAGAATGGTTTCACTTACTACACCCCACAGAGTTTACCAAACAAGTGGAGATATAAAAGATGATAACCCTAAAACCAACTAATCATCAGAAAGCAGAGGCTAGTCAAGTTGCTAAAGAAATGGGGACTCTTAAAAACAGTTTTATGAAAGGCTCTAGAAACTATGAAGGTATGCTTGGGGAGATAGTATCTTTAGATTATTTGAAAGCCGTCAGACAGTCTTGCAAGGACTACGATGGCATTCTAAAAGACGGTAGACTTATTGATGTTAAAACAAAAAGAACAAAGGTAGAGCCTAAGTCTTTTTATGATTGTAGCATAAGCGAGTTTTCTTTACATCAAAAGTGTGACACTTACTTATTTACTAGGTACAACTATGTTACGGACGATCTATATTTATTGGGTTACTTAAACAAAGATGATTTCTTTTCTAAATCAAAAAAATATAATAAGGGAGATATAGACACAAGCAACAACATGGAGTTTAAATCAACAACATATAACGTGGCTATATCAGAGTTAAAACCTATAGAGGATTTGTTATGAAACACATGGTAATACCTGATACGCAGGTGAAGCCTGACAGCACATTCTCTCACATGGCGTGGGCTGGTCACTACGCAGCAGAGAAGAAGCCTGACGTGATTGTCCACTTAGGTGATCACTGGGATATGCCCAGTCTGTCAAGCTACGATGTGGGTAAGAAGAGCTTTGAGGGTAGACGTTACACTAAAGATATTGAGTCAGGTATTGATGCCATGTTAGCGTTTCTTGCTCCAATCAGAGCAGAGCGTGAGCGTCTCCGTATCAACAAGAAGAAGTTGTGGCGACCTAAGATGGTGTTCCTGCTTGGTAACCATGAGAACCGTATTGAGAGAGCTATAGAGTCTGATGCAAAGCTAGAGGGCTTGATGAGTTTTGACGATCTTATGTTGCCTGAGATGGGCTGGGAAGTTGTACCCTTTCTACAGCCTAAGGTGATTGATGGTGTTGTGTACTGTCACTACTTCTGCTCAGGTGTTATGGGCAGACCTGTTACTAACGCAAAACTGTTACTGCAGAAGAAGATGATGTCGTGTGTGCAAGGTCATGTGCAAGACCGTGACATAGCCTATGCTAGACGTGCAGACGGTAAGAACATTACTGGTTTGTTTGCTGGTATTTATTACCAACACGATGAGGAGTATCTGAATCCACAAACCAACGGCAGTTGGTCTGGTGTTTGGATGCTGAATGAGGTAGACGATGGTAGTTTTGATGAGTTGCCCGTGTCAATAAACTATCTGCGTAATCGGTATGGTAAGGATATGTCATGACATTCAAAGACCTGTGTGATAAGCTAAAGCAGTTGCCTGAGATTGATTTGCTAGAGGTACTGGAGATTAGTTCTGAGGATTTAGTAGATCGCTTTGAAGACTTCGTTGAGCAGAAACGTGACTACCTTGAAGATGAATTAGAAGTAGAGGACATATATAATGACGATGAAATTGAATGACGCAACACCACAGCAGTGGGATGCAGTAACTAAACCTAAGCACTACAACACAGGTGGTATTGAAGCCATTGACTATATCAAACAGCAACTCGGTGACGGCTTCATTGAGTACTGTGAGGGCAATGCGCTGAAGTATCTTCACCGTTGGCGCTATAAGGAGCATCCAGTACAGGACTTACGTAAAGCGCGGTGGTATCTTGACAAGATGATTGAAGCGACAGAGGAGGTTATGTGATGGAGTTTAACGAGTATCAAGTGTTAGCGGAACAGACAGCCATCTACGACAACGAGTTCTACCCTGTAGCGTCGCTGATGGTAGAGGCGGCAGAGCTAGCTGACCTGTTTGTCAAGCCTGTGCTGCGGGGTGATGCTGTTGACGTTGACCGCACCAAGTTAATTAGCGAGGCTGGTGATGTGCTTTGGAATCTGGCAGTGTTGCTGAAGCGCAACAACATTAAGCTAGAGGACGTAGCAGTCTTTAACATTGAGAAGCTGAAGTCTCGTATGGCGCGTGGTGTTATACAGGGTAGCGGTGGGGATCGTTAGGAGAGTGAGTGATGATAAACACAATAAGCGAACGACTGCACAACACAATAAGCGAGGGAGAGTGATGAGCGGAACAGAATGTACAGATTTAAGTCATTGTGAGTGTGTTGATAGTCTGTATGAGCGTATCAAGCTACTTGAAAAGCGAGTCATAGATTTGCAGGGGCATGATGACCTTAGTTACATAGATAAAAAGATAAGTGAATATAGCACTTTGCTATATCAGATTAAATCAACAGACCGAGGCGATTACATTCTTGAGTCTAATGTCTCAACTAAATTTGGTGGAGACGCTATTAACTATGTATTCCGAGGTAGCATAGAGGATTGCGA